TGTATGCATATATGGGAAGTAATCGTAAAATTCGCTGGGAGGATGGAAACGTGTGGTTACAAATGTATTGGGCGTAATTGTCCGTTGTATAATAAAAATTGATCTAACGTTCTTATTATATCCAATAGCATAGTTATGGAACCATCCATGGAGTCCGTTGTTAGATATTGTAGAAACCACAAACGTGGTTGTAAAACAATATTAGAATCTTCTTACAAGAAAAAAGCTTGTGAGAGTTGCTTAGAAAAAGACCGATTACAAGACAAACAGCGTCGTGAACGAGTTAAAAACTCAGAGTTTGACGCTGAAAACGAACAGTTTTGTAATACGTGCAATAAAGTAAAAGAAAAAGACTGTTTTATTGGAATAGACGGCAATACTACAAAAACGTGTAATAGTTGTCGCGAAAAAGGAAATATCCAAGATAAAAAACGCGATAAAGAACATCGTAATGAATTAGAACGTATTGCTTCAAAGAAACCAACTCGGGTTCAAACAAAAAAAGAGTGGGTTAAAAATAATCGCGATAAAGTTGTTAATACTTGGATGACACATCGTCAACGACAAATTCAAAATGACGTGGAAGGATACCGAAAACGACAAGCGGCGATTGCAAAACAGTGGCGAGAAGCAAATCCAGAGAAACAAAAAATAATAAATGATAATAAAAAGAAAAGTGTAAAAGTTCACAAAAGTAATTATATCCGTACAGCCCAATATAAGGGATTAGAACATTTTCTTACAGACGAAGAATTCTGTCAACTTGTAAATATGAATTGTTATTATTGTGGAATGGAGGAAGAAGATAAATTTATGGGTATAGATAGAAAAGACCCAAACAAAGGGTACATAATTACGAATTGTGTTCCTTGTTGTAAAATGTGTAATTTTATGAAAGGGTCATTGTGTGATAATGCATACATTGGACGTGCATATCATATTTTGTCACACCATAAATTAGTGGAAGGACAGCATATTTATAATACATTGTTTCCAGATTGCCACAGCGACAAAGGATATATAGCATACAGAAAGAATGCTATTAGTAGGAACAAAGAATTCAGTTTACCAGAACAAGAGTTCTATACTACAATATGTGACCCTTGCTCTATTTGTGGAAAACTGGGTTCAGAGACCCACCAAAATGGAATTGACCGTATAGATAATGATATTGGGTATCAAACAGGCAATATTCAAAGTTGTTGTGGCGAATGTAATTTTATGAAACGTGAATATTCATTGATTGAATTCTTGGGAAAATTAGCAGATATTTGTATCACACATCCAAACTTTGAACTGGATACAGAAAACATAATATCTGTGAATCATATTCAAAGAAATCCGAATAAGATGACAAAGAATGAAATACAATTATTAACAAAAGAGAAGAAAGAAAAACAAACAGAAGAATTATTGTTGCGTTATAATGATGAAAATATTGTAAATCGTGTGAAAGAAATATGTGAAAAGTGAAAATAGAAAAGGTTACTACAAAGGACGAAAAAAGTAAATAGTATAAACTATTTATTTTTTTAAACAGCACATAAATTATACTTTTGATAATTCAAAAAAGGGAAAACATTTATTAAAAAAATCAAAAAGTATTGCGCGAATAAAAATGCGGGTATGGCAGTTATAGCGTATGGTTTTACTCAATTCGAATATGCAATACCAGCCATACCACTCATGACACGAAGAACGTTGTAGTTAACAGCGTATACACGAACCTTAGCGGTGTTGGTTCCAGAAACGGTAGCACTGGAAAGAACCAATTGAAGAACAGCGTTATCAATTCTGGAGAAGTTGCAACTTCCAGAAGGTTGGTGTTCCTCAGGGCGAAGAGCGAAGGAGTATACGTTGATACCAGCATCAGGAGCACGGGTGTGGTGTTGGTAAGGTTGAACTAGGTCAAAGTAAGAACCCTCACGTTCAGAGAATCTGTCTTGGCCGTTAAGTTGAAGCTTAGCGGTAACAACAGGATTCTCACCCCAACAGTGCATGTCAAGAGCGGTCTCAGCAAGAACGAAGGTACCAGCATCAGACAAGGAAGAACCTTGGTCTTGACCAGCAACACCGGAGCTTACATCACCAGCATCAGACAATTGGAAAACACCGCCAGAGATGACAGCGTTGGTTCCACTGATGGATTCATCAGAACCGAATGCGTGGATAGCGTTAGGAAGAGCATCAATAGCATCGGTGTAGTTGAAAGGTTGAGCACCCAAGGTCTTGTAAAGGGTTTCACCACCCTCCAAAGAAGCACAGTAGTCAACGTTAGCATCAGGTTGAACAACCCAAACCAATTCCTTACAAGGGTGGTTGAAGTTCAACTTGATCTTGTTGGAAGAAGAACCAACAGATTCATCACCAGTGAATTGAACTTGTTCGATCAAGTACTCGTGAGGATTTTGAGCCATCTTTCTTCTCTCGTCGGTATCCAAGAAGATATAGTCAACGTAAAGGGAAGCAGCAACAAGAGATTGTTGGTAAGCGGTGGAAACAGACTTGGTTCCGGTGGTAGCGCTAAGCTCGGAAACAGCCCATAGACACTCACCGATAGGTCTGAAGTCAATGTTGATCTTAACTTCGTGGTATTGAAGAGCGATCAAAGGAAGAGCAAGACCAGGGTTTCTGCAGTACCAGAACATCAAAGGAACGTAAAGGGTGGTCTCAGGAAGAGCGTTTCTAGGAGCACATACTTGGTTAGGAGCAGTGGTAGAAGCACAAGGTCCAGAAACATCAGCGAAAGCAGGGTCGGTGATGTAGGTAAGAGCGGTGGTGTTACCGATCATCTTGTAGTAACCAGCTTGTTGTTCCTTGGAAAGGGTCAATTGGTTCCAGATGTGCATCCAATCACCGTATTGACGGTCAATTCTTTGACCACCAATCTCGATCTCAACTTGAGCGATCAATTGCTCACCAACGAAGTCCAACCAACGAGCATATACGTTTCCGCTGCTGTTCATATCTTGGTTGATCTCAGGAAGAGTTACTTGAAGGTAAGTTCTGTAAGCAAGATCACCGTTTCTGCTGATGGTGCAGGTAACACGGCGACCGAAGTCAGCTTGACCAGAAAAGGTTTGTTCAATGGATTCCATTGCAAAGTTGGTGTGGCGTCTGTAGGACACCTTCCAGAAAGTAATCTCAGGGGTTCCGGTAAGGAACACGTCTTGTGCGCCATAGGCGACTAGTTGCATAAGACCTCCAGCCATATTTTATATATATATTAGAAAAGAAAAAAAATTTGAAAGAAATGCAAAAATAATGGAATATTTTTTGTTGGAAAACAATAAATTTGCACTTTTTTCCTAAATAAACACTTGTTTGGAACAAAAAAAGACGGGGTTAAATCGTTTGTATAGACTTCATTATACAAAATATTTGTATATATTTTTCAGCTCCATATTTATACTTTCACATCATTTATGCTGTTAAATAAAATTCAATGGTCAAAAATAAAAATGTTATTTATTCGTCTTTTTTAGGAAGGTGTCTAAATTATTGTTTTCTAAAATAAATTGTTCCAAATAGTTTTCCTGAAATACTTCCTTTTTATTTTCGTGTTTTTTTGTGAAAATATATTGATGTTCTTGTTTTTTAACCGTCCATCCATTGTCTAATGCATTTGAAATGAATAATAATTTTTGGAACTGCTTGCGATTAATGTTTTCATAATATGCGAATGGGTCTTCTATTGGGATTTCTTTTGTGGGGATTGGGCTACTTGACATATACACGCTATACACATTCTGTATAGTGTTTATAGGAACATTTTACGCATTTATTTTACAAATTTCATCATTTTGGTGCCACATTTTTCACATACCCCAGATAATGCGTTACGTCCATTTTTTGTTTTTATTTTCTTGGTATCTTTCATTGTGCGTTTTTCTTTACATTTTACACAATACCCGATTTCAGTAGAAGTTTTGGATGCTTTCTTTGGTCCCATTTATACATTCTAAATACATTATTTATCTAGCCCATAAAATGATATAAAGTTCTTTATTTGCCAACATAGTAATTCTATCTCTACTTCAGAAGTAAAACTGGATGTATGGTTACCGCTATTTACAATGTAACGTTTACTAGTGTCTTTTCTTGCGATAGATAGTTCATAATCATCTAATGCTTTTGCTAATGGAAGTTTATCATCATCACGATTCAGTAACGTAAGAACAGGTATTTTTAATTTGTTTTGCTTTACCCCCAGGTATGGCATTTTATACCGTTCATTAAAGTGGCTATTCAGTAATATACATCCTTTTACATTATTAATGTTTCTTGATTGGTCCATAATACAATACAGCAACCCAAAAAATCCACCAAATGAATGCCCCATAATAATGGTATTGTTTTGTAATGGTTGTTGTGGAAAATAAGGTAAATAAGTAATATTCAATGGTATATCAAATTCATCACGCAGTGTATCTAGAAAGGGTTTATAAAAAGAATCCGGTATTTGAGAACCATGAAGGAAGCCAATCTGTAATACTTTTGGAGGTGGAATACGAAGAAGCCTACGGAAAAACCCATTGTAAGCCTGAAAATATACTATAAATAAAATACCCCATAATAATAACACAGTAAATTTAAACATTTGATCTAGATATACATATAGGCGTGTGTCTATACTTTTTATTATAATAGTATTTCAAAAAACATAAACGGAAAAAGGATAATAAATATTGTATTCGTTAGATACTTATACAGAATAGTATTCAAATGAGTTCTCACCAACGAATAATTCATACAATAGATGAAAAGCATACTACTATGTTAGACCAATTCCATAAAGATAGCGTAGAGACAATTCCAGCGTTACAAAAAGAAAAAGAGACCTTAAAAGAAGATATAAGAAAATTGGACCCGACAAACGTAGACAAGATCATTGAATATAAAGATAAGATAAAAGCAATTCAACAAGATATTAACCGTATTAAAATGGAAAAGAAGAAATATTATTTGGATAACTCAAAGTATATATTTGACTATTTTGAGCAAAAGAAGGATATTAATAATATTGAGAAGCCTAGTCAA